GTTTGATGAACAGCCCCTGACCTTCACGCCACTGCATTTCGTCAGCGTTGAACCAGCCTGCTGCTAGCAGCGCGGCCGGGACTAAACCTTCATTTTTACGACACTGGTTGTGTTCGTAGTCAATCAGCACATCCTGATCTAACGCACGAACACCGGCAATCAGTCGCGCCGCAATATCGGCATTCATCAGCCAGCCGTCTGGCACATCGAACGGACGGCCATCGCGTGCCCGGAAACGACCTGCCGGTAACAGCTGATACCAGCCGTCTCCCACATCCGTGGCGTTGAGTAGCGCTATGCCGATCGCATTCTTTTTCATGTCTCGCTCAATGCTGTTGATTGATGTTGAGCGGTCATTTTCGCGGGTGTGACGGGGTGGCCGGATTTACGGTGTCTTACTCATTAAAAGCGGGGCATTCTGGCAGGAAATGAAAACGGGGGTGAAAGCCCGAAAGCAATAGCGTTCAAACCCCCTTTAAAACCGCGTTGCGGCGTTTAAATGATTTTAAACGGGCATGTGTATCACTTATAAAGTGTCAGGGCTTTAGCGCGGCGCTGAGACGTTTTCTGATTGCCGCATAAATATCAGCGCGTCCCGGCTTATCGAGGCCCATGTACGGACGGGGTTTAATGGCTGCCGGGCCGGGTGCCATTCCCGATGTGCCGCCCCACTGATGGATGGCCGCGTAAATCTTTGGAGAGCCTATCAGCGCATAGTCCGGGCCGTAGTCTGTTGTCATGCTGCGGGCAAGATCTGCATTTAGCGTCAGAATACTGCCCGGCACGTGCCCGTGCTTTTCCCGCCAGGCCAAATACGGGTCACTCCAGTCGGCCCAGTGCTCGCCGGTCTCCGGATCTTGTTCTTTCTCAAAGGCCTGCTCTGACGATGACAGTAACGCGGCCGCCGCTACGCGGGGGATCGCCTTATCGTTTGCCATCGATCCGAGGCTCTTAAAGGCGGTTTGCAGGCGTCTGATATCAACGACAACGGCTAAATCAATGCTCATTTTGTATCCTGTAAAAATCGTCGTATACTGGCCGTGGGCTGGTGTACGCTTAACTGGTAAAGTCGGTGTCTGTCATTGACAGAACATGTACGCGGGTTCGACTCCCGTCGCCAGCCCTTACTTCACTTCCCCCTCAAGCACTTCCAGCATTCCCCCGGCAATGTCTGATTTGATTTTACTGATATCAGTAATCCGGTAAGCATTGATCAGCACATCCAGCGCGTCAGGCTGTCGTTTGAGCGACTGCGCCGCATTGACCACAACGCGTGCCGCACCATCACGGCTGGTCACAACATACAGCAGATTATGATGCCGCTTGTCCCACAGGATAGCCTGCGGGTTTGCCATCAGTGACGGCAACAGCTGCAGGTCTTCCGGTGCCAGTGCAACGCCCGTGTCATGGTGCTTGCTGCTGTCCGTATGCATCAGGCTTTTTTCACTCATGACCAGCAAACGGGATGCGTCACTGCCGGTGCGGGCTTTAACTGCCTGCGCGGTGGCTTCTGACATAAAGCCCAGCGTCTGAACGCCGTGACCGGCACGGCGCGTATCAAGCAGCTTTTTAGCCCACAGCGAGAAGGAAAGCTGACGTTCGCGGCTGTTATTAAGCGACTGAACAACCTGCGTGCGCAGCGCTTCGTCTTTAACTTCCACCAGTTTACGGATAAGCGCCTGATCAATACCAAAAGCCGCCGAACCGGGATTGTATGACCAGCCCACGTCCGGTGTCATTTTGACGCGACCATTGTCAAAGGTGGTGGACGGTGTCTGGAACGCTTCGCCCGTTGCCTCATCAACGCCTGCGTCCACATCGTGCGTGTGGAGGAATGACGCGCCGTAGCTGACATTCAGACCCAGCGCTTTTAAACGTTCAGCAGACAGCGCCCGGACGCGGCAGCGGCAACTCCAGCCGTTCGGCGGGTAATGGGTCTGCCAGAAAATATCATCGTAGCGAAACACCATGAGGTGGAGTTCGGCGTGTGCCGGGCGTGTCCGGCCATCCATCACGGCGACGTACTGCCAGTAAGGGAAATCTTCGGCCGTATTCATCATCTGCGCATAGCGGCCGGAGTTGTACGCCACACGGGTATTCACATTGTAAATCGTGGCAAGGCGGCGGGCGCTGCCCAGCTGGATTTCTTTTGCACCGCCCTCGCTGTCTACAACAAACTGTTTTCCCCACCAGCCCAGCTTTTGCAGGCGCGGAGCAAGTGTCCGGGTAAACTCACGCCCGGTAATGCCGTCATGAATAGCCTTATCGACGTTCTCCCGGATAGTGCTCAGCACATCAAGGCGCGTTGCTTTGGCAACCGTAAAGGCGCGGGCGTGAGCATCAGTCAGTTGTTCGTACCAGTTCCAGCTGATTGCATAACCCTTTGCACGGAAATAGGCGACTGCCTGTTTTGGGGGCAGACGGGCGGCATAGGCCAGATCAATGGTTTGTGGCATCGAGACGGCCCCACAGATCAGCAACGAAAATAGCGCGGGTCAGCAGGTCAATCAGGCGGGTGTCATCCAGCTCATGATACAGATCGCCCGCCTTCGCTAATGCAGCCTCCGGGCCATCCTGTAGAATGGCGGCAATCAAAGGCTTTAACATCGGATCGATGGCCTGTTGCAGGTCTTCCGGCTTTACACCAGCACCGAGTTTATCCATATCATCCTGCTGCGGCGCAACGGGCCTCGTCGGCAGGTCATCGGCAGACAGCGCCGCTTCCACAGCAGATTTTGCGGCACCGGGCGCGGTTAGCGTAAAAACCGGTTCGCCAGCGCCCGGCTGAGGAATTTGCAGTTTCTCCTGTATCCACGACACGGGGATGGGCATCCCGGCGGCAAGTTTGGGAATGGCCTCGGAAAACGCGGTCATGTCTTCGGCTTCACCGGTATCAAACGTGATACCCGGCAGGCGGCGCGGGTCAATCTGGCTGCTGCTGTTGAGAGCCAGCAGGGGGTAAATCAAATCCCGGTTAAGCGTGCGCGTCAGCTGGCGGACGTCGGCGTTTCTGATTTCTTTGCGCACTTCGTTATGTACTTCACCCAGCGAACGGGCACCTTTCTCCCCGGCATCACTGGTCAGCGTACCGCCCAGAATGGCTTTTGAAACGCATTTCTCCGCCCAGTTCATCATTGCCATAAAGGGATCGGCCTGACCGTCTGCGGCGCTCTGAAAATCCAGCTGCATGCCCATCGGAATGATGCCGCCAGCGCGGCGGCCAATATCCATCACGGCCTGCATCAGCGTGGCTTTTTCGCGGGGCGTGGCACCGGTCGGGTATTTACCGACGCGCATCGGCAGCCCGTAAATTTCCAGAAATTCGGCCAGATCCCGGACACTGTAATTTTTGAAGATAAACGGCCAGATAAGCGTACGCACAAGCCCGTGCGTACCCACGTAGCCCGAGCGGGATTTCGCCTGATGCCGCACCCAGCCGAACGGCTGCAGGGCCAGACCTTCGTAACTGCCATCGCGCAGGCGCAGTTCGTTCAGATTTTCCGGATTAGCGCAGAACAGCGCCGGGTCACGAAAATTGAGCGCCACGGGAACGCGTTGTTTACCAAACCAGCCCCAGCAGATTTCCTGCATGGAATACCCTTTGAGAATGGCGTCACCGGCATCAAAAATGCCGTCTTCGAACCACGCCGCATCCCGCAGCATTTCATCAAGCATCGCGGCATCTTTCTTTTCCTGCGCGGTGGCCGATTTTGGCGGGGTAATACTCCAGTCGAGAGACTGGATCGCCAGACGCCGCTTGCTCAGTTCAGAAAAAAGGTGTGTGTCTTTTTCTTCCATATCGAACGCAAGGTCGGCCTGAGCGCTTAAATCCCCGCGTTCGGCGTCGCGCAGCAGCTGCGCGGCGCGGTTTGGCGTAATACCGCTGGAAGGATGTTCCTGCGTGCGGCGCATGACCATTGCGAGCGCCTCGGCCTCGGTCTGCAGTTCGTCTGTGAAGTCGAACGGTTTTCCGCTTAAATCAATAATCCGGCCCATTACCAGCCACCTCTTTCATATTCATGATAATCATCGCTATCGTCCGGTGTATCAGCTCGCGATTTGGCCGGGATGGCTTTCACGCTGTCCTCATCGATGGCGTAGCCATTCATGAACGACGCCCGCACCGCCATCGTCAGCGCGACGGCAAAGTCGCCGTGACGCCTGGCTTTGCTGTTGCCCGTGC